GACGCTGAGCAATCTGCCCGTGAAACGGCTGATGCCGCTGAGCAAGCCGCACGGGAAGCTGCCGATGCAGCTGAATCTGCTGCCCGTACTGCCGAACTTCCCCGTCACGCCAAGGTAAGGTATACCCTTACTTCGACTGACATCGAAAACGGCTATGTTGACCTCGACCATGTTGCCCTTGGCTCCTCCTGCCACGTCTTCATCGACCGCCTGGCTTGCCATGAGTCGGATGATTACACCCTTTCCACCGTTGGTGGTAAGACCCGCGTGACCTTCACCTCCGCTTTCAAAGACAGCGAAGAAGGCCCCGGTGCTGGTGACCTCTTCCGTTGCGGTTACATGTACAAAAACGGGGACCAAGTCTAATCACTGTATCGGGCACTAGCGTGCCCTTTCCGACAGGTCACGGGGCCACCCTTCGGGGTGGTCCTTTTCTTTGCCCCGTAGAAAAGACTTGCCTTTCTCCCCAGTTGCGTTATACTCTTTGTAGCTATCTTTACGGGGAGTGCTTTCATGAACGCTTGGATACCTAACACAGTAACATTGCCTGGGCTTTCCGCTATTGGGGCCTCTCAAACCAACAGCCCGATTAGCAAGAAGTTTCCCATCACTGCCGGCGGCAGCAAGAATATGGTTGTCTGCATTAGTGTTTCTGCAGCCAGCGGAACCGTTACTGCCAAACTTCGTACCAGCCTTGGGAGCGGGACCCCCGTCGACTCCAAGACGGTGTCCATTACCGGCGCTGGAGACTTTTACATCAAGCTAAACAGTGACTTACTTGCTGACCAAACCTACCTTCCTCTCCTCTCTTTGGGTGAAGTGGTAGTGACAACTAATGGTGCTTCCTCCGTTACTGTGACTTCGGTCCAGTCTCTCATGGAGGAGTAACCCTCACTAGCTTGCGCGAGTGAGAGCTTACTCACTGTAACAACTGCGGAATGAGATGAAGCAGAAGCCCGACAAGATGCTCTTAGCCGCGATGGAGAAACTAGAAAAGCTCCGTCGCCAAGAAGCTTTTGACCCGGTTAATATCGACAGTAAACCCACCGCTACCCAGCAGTCCGTAATTGAGGACTTTGGTTCGGTGCGGATTCAGCTCATTAGGGCCGGTACCCAATCAGGGAAGTCTCAGACTTGTTCTCGATTGGTGACTTGGGTACTTACCGACACTCATCCCAGGTGGAAGAGACCGGCCGAGTGGGGCTCGGAGCCCTTGCTTGCTATTGTGGCTGGCCGGACCGGTAAGCAGATTGAGGAGTCCCTTCTTCCCAAAATACGGTCATACCTGGAACCGGGCACATATAAAGAAGTCCGAATCGGGAACATCATTCAGCGCCTGGAACTGGACAATGGCAACCGGATAGTGTTCCAGTCTCTCGAGAACCCCAACATGGCGCGGGAACGGATTCAGTCTTACGTTGCTCACATTGCTTGGATTGATGAATTACCACCCACGGTGGAGGTGATGGATGAACTATTACGCCGAGTACAAGCTAGAAATGGCTATTTCCTAGCCTCCTTTACTCCCCTAGTCCGCAACGTTCAAGTCCAAAAGTTTGTGGACAACTTGGTGGAGCCCCTAGCGAAAACGTACAGATTCAGGATGCTAGATAATCCCCTTTACCACGACCCGGTGCGGCAAGCGGAAATCTTGTCCTCTTTGTCCCATCTTCCCGAGCATGTTCGAAACAGTCGTCTCTACGGCGAGTGGATGTCAGATGACCACGCCGTATTTCACTTCGACTACTCCAGCATGGTTGCCATGCCTCAAGGCTACAGTCCGATGTGGCGTCATGTCGAGTCAGTCGACCCCGCCATCAAGTCCGCGCTCGGGTATACCCTCTGGGGAGAAGACCCCCAGACCGGAATTTGGTACTGTGTCAAAGCCGACTACGTAAAAGGCGTCTACGTTCCCACGGAACTTGTCAATACTGTCGCCAAGATGTCGGCCGGATACAACATTGTCCGCCGTATCAGTGACCCCCATGAAAGCTGGTACATTCACACCGCTTCCAGTATGGGAATAATTTATACCGGCGTTTACAAAAAGAACGACCGGAAACATGAACTTATCAAGAATGTCCAGCAAGAACTGGGTGCTACCTTGAAAATAGCCCCGACTTGTGATTTACTTATAGACGAAATTGTTTCTGCTCGGTGGAGTGATACCCGTGACGGTAAAATTGCTTCTGGTAGTGATTATCATCTGTTGGATAGTATGCAGTATTTTCTTGACGTACGGCCGAAAAGAGAAGCGGCACCTCAAACTAATACCAACTGGCAATCTTGGCTCTACAACGAAAACGAGAAAAGAAAAGCTAATGTAGAGCGGACAAAAATTGAGTTAGCACGTAAAGCGATTCAGCGACGGGGAGGTAACCATGCAAGACGGTTCCAATAAGATTGGCATTTCAGTACTGGTTCAGATGCCCGCCAAGGGTGAGGGGAAGCCGGCTGAGGTGAAACCGAAGCCGAATTTAGAAGACCAAGTTCGGGCCTGCATCCAGCGCATTGACGACGGGACCGGTAGTGAGGTAGACTTGTTACTGCTCAAGCGGCTCAAGGGAGACCTCTTGAAAAAAGACAAGAAGAATCCTAGAGTAAAGAACTTACTCGAAATGATTGAGCCAACTCTCCGCCGATTCGGATATTACTTTTAAGGGAACAAGATTATGTCAATTAAAGTCACAGCTTGGAATGATGAACTTGCTTCCCGAAATATCATGCGCCGTTACCAAGACGCCCAGGCGCAACGGCAGCCCTTTGAACAGCGGTGGCTGAAAAACGAACAAGCCGTTTATTCTACCTCCACCCTCGCATCCATGAACTTTATGACGACTTCGCTAGAGGCGTCCTACAATAGTGCCATGCCGGGGATTGACCAGTCCGGTGCTGACCTTAACGCGGCATATACTTTTAAAAATCTCCGTTTCCTCCACGCCCAAATGTCGGCTAACCCTCCGTCTGTTGTGATGCGCCCCACTTCCTCTGACCAAGATGACCACCGCCGCGCCGACGCAGCGGACCGAGTTGTCCGGTGGGCAATCCGCCACTACGATATGCAAGAGAAAGTAGACCAGCTCTCCCTTCACGCCTTGGTCTACGGCACCGGTGTGGTAAAAACGGTGTGGGATAGCGCCCTTGGCGATATTGTGGAGTGGAATGATAAAGATGGGACCGTCAAGCTAGAAGGCGACATCAACATTTCTGTTCCCTTCACTTGGAACGTATTCCTTGACCCTGATGCCCGGACGTGGAAAGACGTGAAGTGGGTAATCGAGCGCGTCTATATGGACTATGATGAAGCTCTTGCCCGGTGGCCAGACAAAGAAGAAGAACTCAAAGCGGCCAAAGTAACTCGGGACGGGGCGATTCAGCACGCCGCTACCAGACAAAGTAACTTAGCGCACGACCGTTTCAACTCTGTAGAGCTACTCGAGTATTGGGAAATTGGCCTCCCGACTAACGGCTACTTGGGCCGGTATTGCCTCACCTCATCGGCTGGAGGCGTCATTGAATCTTGCCGTCCGAGTCCGTTCCGTTTCCGTCATCCGGGCGCCGCTCGCCGGGTACAGGACTCTGGCCTCCCTGACGACGTGGTCGAGGAGAAGCTGAAACGGACCCCCGAACAGGCCGGTCTCCCCTATCACATCCTGACTGATATTGATGTCCCAAACGTTGTGTGGGGCAGGTCTGCCGTAGAATATGCCGCCCAGCTGCAGGACAATCTGGCCCGCTTGGATACTGCCGTTATGGACAACATTCAAGCCCACGGTGTGGCCAGAATGATTCTTCCCGAATCAGCCGAAGCTCAAGTTAATATTAGCAACTCTCCTTGGGACGTGATGAAGATTAGCGGCAACCAGCCTCCATACTATATGGAAGTGCCGCAGCTGATGCCGGAGATGACTGCCACCCGCGTCAACCTCATTCAAGGTATTAATGATGTCATGGGCGTCAATGACGCGATGTTTGGTGTGCAGAAGCGGGAGACCTCCGGCACCAGCATGAACTACGCCACGAACCAGGGCAACATGATTCGGCGTAGGATATTCAACAAATACGTCCTCGTCGTGGAGAGCATCTATAAGGCCATCCTTAAATTGGTCTGCAAACACTGGCCAGTCAACCGCACGATTTACGTC